ATTCAGATGAAAGCCCAAGCCATTGCGCTCATCAACATGGGCCTCAAGGCTATGGGCTTTGGCGGGCTGTCCCTGCCCGGGAAGGCGGCTGGTGGCCCGGTGTCAGGGGGTACGCCATACATTGTGGGAGAGCGTGGCCCTGAACTGTTTGTGCCGTCCGGCTCAGGCGCGATTGTCCCCAACCATCGGCTTGCGGATTCAATGGGCGGCGGTCAGTCGCAAGTGGTCTACAACGGCCCATACATCGCCAGCATGAGCGCGATTGACACACAAAGCGCAATGCAGTTTTTGGCGAAAAACAAACAAGGCGTGTGGGCGGCAAATCAGTCCGCTCAACGCTCAATGCCAGTGAGCCGATAACATGAGCCTACAAACTATCCTCAGCATTGCTGAAAGCGTCAACATCAATGACCAGCGGTTTGTTGGTCAGACTGTCAGCCGAAACCAAAAAATCCTGACGAGTGAAATCATCACGGTTGTGCCTTTTCAATTCACGATGCGGCCAATGAGTTACCTGCTGTACTCACAAAGCCGTGGCATCTTGAATTCTTTGCGCATCCCGGACAAAGCCCTTGAGCAGTATTTGAATTTTGGCTCAACAGGCTGGCTCAATTACATCAAGTATCAAGGCGACATGACGCCCGCGCAAATATCAGCTTGTCGTTGGCAAACCGCCTCAGCGAACAAAACGCTTGTGCTTGGAACCTTGCCATCAATTTCCGCAAGTGCGGCATTGTTTCGCGTTGGCGACTTTGTGCAGGTTGGCCGTTACGCATACATCGTGACTGCTGACGTGTTACGCGGAGCCGGAACAACAGTCAACGTGCCCGTGCATCGCAACCTGATAACCGCACTGACAGCCGTTGTTGTTTGTGTTGCAGGTCAATTTGGAACGACTATCAGCATGGGCGGAAGCACCTACACAGGCGTGACATTTCCGGTGATTCTGCGCGAGTACCCTACATACACATTGCGCCCTATGACCAATGATTCTTTCATTGATTGGACTGGCGAATTCATGGCATTTGAGGCGGTTTTATGAACGTCATTGCACCTGTTGCTGGCACAAACAATATCCGAATTGCTGATTTCATCCGCATAAATTCAGGCACTCAAACTTTTAGGTTTTGCACGGCGGCAGCGGACATTACTGTCCCTGCTGTTGACGCAACAGCATTCAGCGCGGTTGGAACGCTCATCAAAGTTGGCGATGTACAGCGCGACATAAAAAGCACAAGCAATGATACGTCTGTTGCGCTGACCGGGATTGACACAGCAATGCTTGGGTACGTGCTGAGTAACACTGTCAAAGGTTCGTACATACAGATGTGGCACGGGTTCTTTGATACCAACGGCGCACTCATCACAACTGGCGGCACTGGCGGGTTGTATCAGTTTTTCAGCGGGTACATCACTTCATTCAACATTCAGGAAAACTGGATGGAGGAGGCCCGCAGTTTTGTCGGGACAGTTCAAATAGGGGCATCCAGCACTCAGTTGACGTTGCAGAACACAAATGCTGGCCGATACACCAACGATGACAGTTGGCAGTTTTTCAACCCCGGCGACACAAGCATGAATCGTGTAAGTTTCATTGAAACAATTTCGTACCAGTTCGGGAAGCAAGAATGATTCGCAAAGCCAACCGCTACGACATACCCGCTGTGCTGGATATGCTGCGGGAGTTTAGAAATGAAACACCTTTAGAGTTTTTGCGCGATGCGAACGATGAAGAATACGTCACGCAGATGCTGAACGAATTGATTGCCGGACGCGGTGTTGTCTTGTTGGCGGAAATCAAAGGCAAAGCGGTGGGCATGATGATTGCCGCTGTGATGCCAAGCATATGGTCACCAAAACATCTTGTGCTGACGGAGTTTGCTTACTGGGTTGAGACTGAACATCGCGGAAGCACTGCCGGGTATAGGCTGTTGCGGGCATACTTGGATGAGGCAATTGCACTCAAAGATGCCGGGAGAATCTGTAATGCGTTCATTGGCAAAATGACAAACAGCCCTGACCTGAAATTCAGCAGGTTTGGCTTTTCAAAACTTGAAGAATTTTGGGTGATTTGATATGGCCGGTTCAATTATTGCCTCATACCTTGTTACACAGGGTGTAATTGCCGCAGGTGTGGCTGCAAGCATAACTGCATTCGCCATTAACCTTGTTGTGTCGCGCATCATTGCAAGTGCGGCTACGCCTGACTCAAACACGCAACAAAACAACCCCGGCAACAGACAACAAGTTCCGCCAGCCGGAAGCAACAAATTGCCTGTTGTGTACGGAAGCGCGTTTGTGGGCGGGGTGATAACCGACCTGACAATCAGCAACGACAACCAGACGATGTATTACTGCCTGTCTTTGGCAGAGGTCACAAACACGCAAACAGCTTCTGGCGATGTGTTCACTTTTGGGAATGTGTATTGGGGAGGCAAGCGTTGCGTGTTTGACGGAACAGACCAAACGCGTGTTGTATCGCTGCTTGACGAATCAACGGGTGAATCGCAAACCAACGTCAACGGCAACTTGTTCATTTACTTGTACCGCAACGGTTCATATCAGCCGACAAACAGCACAACAGACGCTGTCACTGTGATGAGTGCGCCAGACTTGACTTACGCATGGGATAGCACAAAGTTGATGAGCAACTGCGCCTTTGCCATTGTCAAGATTGTGTACAACTCAGATGCTGGCTTGACCGGGATTCAACAAACCCGGTTTCAGTTAAACAATCCAAGGTCAGCACCGGGTGATTGTTTTAGTGATTTCCTGCAATCAACGCGATACGGCGCAGGCATCCCTGCATCACAAGTCGATTCGACAAGCCTTGCTGCGTTAAATACGTATTGCGCGGGCGCGTTCACCTACACCCCGGCTGCGGGCGGAACAGCAAGCATCACAAGGTTCAGATTTGACGGTGTGTTGGACACGGGCGTAAGCGTCATGACCAATATGCAGAACATGGCTGCGTCTTGCGATTGCTTGCTGCGCTACAACGAACTGACAGCCAAGTGGGGTGTCATTGTTCAATCGCCGACCTACACCGTGGCAATGGCAATTGATGACAGCAACATGGTTTCTGCTTTGCAAATCAACCCAACAGATTTGTCCAGCACGCCTAACATCATCGAATCCAAGTTTGCCAACGGAAGCGAAAAAGACACGTTTGCGTCTGCTGTGTTTAGCTTGTCGCAAGTTGCACCAGCTTTGCTCTATCCCAACGAGCCAATCAACAAACAATCTGTCAATTTGCCCTTGGTGAACAATGATGTTCGCGCCCAATACATCGCGCAACGCCTGTTGAAAGCTGCGCGTGAAGATTTGATTGTGAAGGTGTCAATCAGTTTTACGGGCTTGCAACTTGAGGCCGGTGACATTGTGACGTTGACAAGCCCGAACTACGGCTGGACAAATAAACTGTTCAGGATTTCACAAGTCACTGAAAACTTTTCTGATGACGGGCAAATCACAGCGGCACTGACGTTGATTGAGTACAACGCCACCGTGTACAACGATGCGCCAATCACGCAATTCACACCAGCACCGAACACAGGCATTCCATCGCCACTGGTGTTTGGTACGGTGTATCAGCCTTCAACAGTAAACCTGAACCCTACGGCAACCAATCCTTCATTTGGTGTTGTTGTGACAGCAGCATCAAGCGGCATAAGTCAGTATGCGGAGGTTTGGTATTCAGCTTTTGCAAACCCGTCAGAAGCACAAAGAATTTTTGCTGGAACAACGGCTGTCAAGGCGGCTGGAAACCCATACACGCCCGGCTCAAGCATGGGTGTTGTTACCTTAGAAAACATCCCGCAAGGCAACTGGTATTTCTTTGTCAGGATGGTCAACTCGCTTGGCTCAAGCCAGTACAGCGCAGCCAGTTCTGTTCTTCAGTGGAGGCCAACAACTTTTCAGTTCTCTGGGCGATACATCGTTGTGGCCTACGCAACAAGCATCACAGGTACAGGCATATCCAACAACCCAAGGAACAAAACTTATTTTGGCCTTTGGAACACTGACACCACTCCAGCTTACTCAAGCAACCCGGCAAACTACACTTGGTATTTGGCGCAGCCTACATTTGGCACAAACGTGTTTCTGGCATTCAGCAACAGGGGAAGCCGCAAATTTAGTTTTGCCACAGACTTTGCGGCGTATGCGGCTGGCACGGCGGCGTTCGTACCAACAAGCAATGCTTTGTACGACCCAACAATCTGGTCAGCATTGCCTGACGGGAACAACACGATTGACCTTGACGTACGCACGGGTCAGCTTATCTCAACAGGCACAACAACAACAGGCATTGGTGAGATTGCAATCACAAACAGCACAGACGGGCGGATTGTTGCTCAGTTGGCTACGTTGCTGGACTTTGGAACGGGCGTGTCGCAAAAGACAAGCAGCGTGGCGCAATTGACCATTGACAAGTATGGCCGTGTGCTTGGCTTTGTATCGCCAGACGATTTCAATTACACGCTGTATGAGGCTACGGCAACAGCAGGTCAAACCGTATTCACGCCAACCGCAAGAAGCGCAAGCTACATCGTTGGTCAATGCCTTGTGTTCCGCAACGGAATGTTGTTGGACGAAACGGAGTACACCGAGACATCAACAACAGTGACGCTTGGAACAGCTTGCGCTGTCAATACGCAAGTGTTTGTCATCAGCATGAGCGCAGTCGCCAACGGCATTACGTTTGTCAACACGGGTCTGACTGTGCAGACTGTTAGCACAAGTTCCATTGTGTACAGCAGCGCAGCAAAACCCAATCAAAAAATGTATGCGGGTGACAAAATCACGTTTACGAACAGCGGCACGCCTACACAGTACACAATTTTGACCATCAACTACGCAACCCGCACAATCACATTCACAACAACTTTAAGTGGCGTTGCCATTGGCAATCCTGTGTTCCAGTACCGTGCGGCGGGTTCCGCTTACAGGCCATTCAGCAGATTTACGGCAACCCTGACAAACAGTTCGACATATACGCCCACAGAGTGGTCTTACAGGACGGGTTACGAAAAGCTGTTTTTGAACGGCGCAGCAGTCAATGACCTTGACTACGACTTGACTACAACCCTGAGTTTCTTGCAGAATGTAAGCGGGCTTGTAACAACCATTCAGTTTGCGGAAAACATTTTGACCACTCCAGCAGGGGCATCTCAAACGGCAACAACGAACACGGCGGTTGGCGCAACCAACTATTCGTTCAGTTACGATGCAAGTGCTTTTGAGTTGTACATCAACGGTGTTGCGGCGGATCAAGGAACAGATTACACAACTGGGTCAGGTGTCTATGCACTGTCATACACGCCAGATACAAACATCACCGTGCTTCAGCAAACCACTTATCAACGAACAGGAGCAGCGTAAATGACGCAAGCACTCAACCTTGCCTTACTAGGCAACAACGTCAACACCAGCGGTCAGGTATCACTGACGGCTGGTGTTTCGGGAACTTTGCCCGTGGGGAACGGCGGCACAGGAGCCACGACTCTTGCGGCCAATAACGTGTTGCTTGGCAACGGCACATCGGCTTTGCAAGCGGTTGCGCCAAGCACTAGCGGCAACGTGCTGACAAGCAACGGTTCAACTTGGACATCTGCTGCTCCACCAGCCGTTGCACCAACAACAGCACAAGTTCTGAGTGCAACCGCTGGTGCTTCCGTTGGTGCTGTTGGTACTTATGCTTTTCTATTCCGTAATGGGGTAGCCACCAATCCCGGTACGATTGAGGCGGGTGGCACCGATGCTGGTTCAAATCTGAGGTACGCATCTGTTGCGTACCAAAATTCTAGTGGAACACCCGCAGGTACTTGGCGTTGTATGGGAAGGGCAACCGTATTTGCATACGAACCAGCACCGTATGCGGCGGCTGTTTATGGTCGTTACCCAACCTTGTACCTGCGTATTTCATAAGGATCAAAAATGCAAACACAACTCACATCACTTTTGAACCCCCGTTGGGTTAATGAAGAACAAACAATGATTGATTGCGAAATCACCACAAGTCAATTTGGCGATGAGGTGCTTCCTTTCACCTCAGCGCAAAACGATGTAGAGGCACATGGGCGTGCCATCTTTGCAGACCTTGTGGCTGGTGTTTACGGCCCGATTGCTGAATATGTGCCACCTCCACCTCCCCCAACTCCACCATCTGGTGAAATTCCTGTGGAAATACTATGAGTCAACCAATTGTAAACATAGGTTGTGTAGCCAATCTCTTTTCACGCATGATGCTGTTTGAAAAAGCTGGCGACACTGAAATGGGTCACACGCATCAGTTCGACCACCTTACGCTGCTTGCCAAAGGAAAGCTTAAAGTGACAGTTGAAGGCATTGTCACTGAGTTCACTGCGCCGCATATGATCTACATCAGAAAGGACAAGGTGCACCAGCTTGAGGCAATTATTGACGAGACAGTGGCCTACTGTATCCACGCTCTGCACGACAAAGATACTGGAGACATACTTGACTCAAGCATGATTCCTGCTGGCGTTAATCCGCTTTCTATGTCAATGAGCGTTTGTGTATAAACGTGTTTGCCTCAATTTCGGCATGATGCGATAATTTCCGAACAAGACAAGACAAAGCCGTGCCCTGTAAGTTCATAGGGTGCGTTACCACCTGAGAACAGGGAAAGTCATGGCAGTCTTCAACAAAAATTCGCTCACGCAGGTTTCGGGTTTTGATAACCCCATCATTGCCGGTGAGCTTGTCTGGCAGCAAAGAACTTACTGGAATCTTGCGCTCACGGGTGAGGATGGCGTCACTCCAGTTGACCTTACCGGCGCAACGATTGACGCCCAAATCGTCCGCAGAACCCTGTCCAACGTCAAGGACACGCGTTACGGCTTGTCCTTTGACATTGCCGACTACACCCCTGCACCTACCGCCATCCCACTCACAATCCTGAACAGGGTTGACGCGGCTGGAACGTTTACGCTGGTCATTGACGATACGTCTTGGGGCTTGATTGCCTCTGACCCGGAAATGAAAATTGACAGCGTGAATGGCGCGGGGTTTTCCGGGCGAATCAAAATCAGCTTCCCGGCATCTGGCATCACCATCCCGGCTGAAGACAACATCATTTTCCTGTTCTTCATCGTCAGGTCTGATGCAATCGTGAAGCTGTAAGGGGAAAACACATGGCACGAATTACGGTTGAAGCCATCCCGAACAGCACAACAGTTAACGTCCAAGACGGGAACAACATTACCGCCAACATCCAGTCTGGTGCGGCAGTCAACATCCAAGTCACGCCACAAGCAAGACAGGTCATCAACCTGAACCGTGGCGTGGC